CTGATGCAGCCTTCACTTTACGACATGCTTTACGGCAATTTCAGCGGCGGCCTGGATCTGGATGCGGTGAGCGAACGGGAACAGGTGATTTTGTCAGTGCTGGATAACCTGCAGCGTATTCTCAACACCCGCGCCGGCACCCTGGCGCATCTGCCTGATTATGGCCTGCCGGATATGACGCTCATCCTGCAGGGGCTGCCCGGCACCGCACATCAGCTGGTCCATATTCTTTCTGACGTATTACTGAAGTATGAGCCCCGGCTAAAACAGGTGGATGTGGTGATGCTGGAACAGACCCAGCCCGGCGAGCTGCGTTATGCCATTGATGCCGGGCTGGACGTCGCTGGCAGGGTGCGCTACGGCACTGACTTTATGCCGGGAGGAAAGGTGCTGCTGCGGCATCTGCGCCAGCAGAGCGTCGTTACGTGAGCCAGATTGTGAAATAACACATCCGGCCTGGCGCTTCGCCTTTACTTTCCCGCTAACGCTCTGATAACGGACCTGCTTCCGGCAGGCCTGCGGATAACTATGACATTTTCATTTCAGAAATCGCATGTGCTGATGACCGGCGGAGATCCTCGCCTGCATCCCGAATTTATTTGTCTGCAAAACGAAATTAAAAAGCTCAGCCATCCCGCCCGGCCCGATATTAACTGGCTGCAGGTGATGGAAAGCTGCACCCGGCTTTTTGAACAGAGCGGAGCAGATCTGCAGTCAGTTTGCTGGTTTACGCTGGCGCTTTCTCATCTTGACGGCGCTAAGGGGATGCAGGAGGGGCTCAGGGTCACGGAGGCACTGATGCGCTCACGCTGGCAGACGCTCTGGCCCTGCCAGCCTGCAGACCGGGTAGCGATCCTGAGAATGCACTTTCAGCGCCTGCAGTTTCTGTCACGCACCTGGCCGGCAGAGAGGCCTGATACGCAGATCGCGCTGAAGGCGTGTGCAACCTATCTGGATCTTATTGAGCAGCATCTGGCGCAGGCGGGCCTCAACGCCGCAAGCGGTATCCGCCAGCTGTGCGATAAAGTCAGAACAGCAGCCGAAAACGCGGAGACGTCATCGGGCCAAAGCGATATGGCGACTGCACGCAGAAGCCGCCCGCGCGAGGCGCTTTCCGATCCGGATCCGGCAACGGCAAAGCCTCCGACCTTTATCATTCATCCCGAATCAGAGCCGGAACAGACATCATCGGGCCGTTATATCAGGCCTTTTATCGCCGGCATGGCCGTGATGCTGGTGGTTGTCGCAACAGGCGCAGGCGGCTGGCTTTATGCCCGCCAGCCCGGTGAAAACACGCGTATGCTCTCTGCTGCCGTACCCGCGCTTCCTCACCCGCTGACAGAAGAGCAGCGGGCAGGCATCCGGCAGGATCGGCGTATCAGCGCAGCAGAGTGGATCAATACGATCAAAACACAGGCTGAACGGCTTGATGCCGTCGGCATCGACAGGGCGGGGAGCTACAGCGCCGACGTTGTGCTGCTGGCCGGCTCGCTCTGGCCGGCTGATGATTTGACGCGCCGGCTTCTGACGGACGCGCTCGCCAGAAGAGAGGCGATGTCAGTCTCGCCGGAAGTGGCAGGCGCCTGGCAGCAGGGAATGGAAAAACTCAGCCTGCTCAGTGAAAAGCTCAATGCGCTTGATGAGAAGCGGGGGCGTTACCTGACCGTCAGCGAGCTGAAGTCAGCAATATTTTCCACTCAACAGGCATTCAGCCTGCATATCCCTGCCGAAGAGTGGCTGCGCCGCTATGAAGATTCCGCCTCCCCGGCCGGGGAGGCGCAGTTTAAACGGGCAATGAATGAGCTCCAGGCGCGGTATGACATGATTCGTCTTCGCAGGGCAGCCGCATTGAGGAGCTTAGCTGCACAGGAGAGCGGATCTTAAATAAAACCGACGATCTTTTATCATCAGGAAATGAATGGCAGTGATCCTGGATGATCTACTCCGGCATGCGGCACTGGCAGCGAGCGCTGCGCTCAGTCGTTATTTTTTGCCGGTTTCGTCCGGCGCCTCTCTGACTGTTGTGATAAACCTGACCGGCACAGAGAGCTTGAGTGATAATGATCTTTACAGCGTGCCGTAAAGATTTTCACAACAGTAATTCAGCCGCTGGATCGGCATTTTCGCATTTAGCGGGGAAGTATTGATATGGCGTCGATCCCTGCCATCGCCATTTTGCCGCCACTTTACAATCCGGAAACAAAAAAGCCACCTCAAAAGGTGGCTTAATTATATGATTTTAAAGCTAAAATTTGGTGGCCCCTGCTGGGTTTGAACCAGCGACCAAGCGATTATGAGAACGATACTCATTCATTGGATATCAATAACTTAATGATTTTTCTAAAAAAGTCAGGTTGAATATTATTGAGCATTATCGAATATTTGCGTTCTGAAGGGACAAAAAGGGGGCACTAGTTAGGTGCTCTCCAGAAAAATTGTTTAGTGTCCAGCACGCCATGTGATTGAGCTTCTTCAGTAGGTCCAATAAAACCTTTAAAGGTATAAACTATTTCGTCTACTTCTTTCAAATACCTAAACTCGGCATTTGCTACATAAACGCCATTTTTACCGATAGGTTCCATTATTTTAGTTTTTATTACTCCATTTTTTGTAACTACACCGTGGAAGTAATATTCTTTTTCATCAAGGTTTATTTTTATCATGCCATAAACTCTGGATATTCCATGAGCTATTTTAAATGATAAAATATAGTGTGCCTTTGGTGTGGTAAAGATATCTCCCTCATTAGACCATTCGGTTTTAGTGAATATTTCAAGCATGTTTTTTCTTCGTTCGTCGCTTTTGTCGCCATAATCTCTTATATGCGGGTATGCATTTATGGTTATAGCCAAAAACGAAAACAGTAAACTTATAGTGGATATTATTTCAGCGTAGCTCATTTCATGCTTTCCATAGGATTCAATTTAATGGCATCTTCTAAATGATTTGGCGAGAAGTGAGAATAGCGCATGGTCATTTTGATGTCAGTATGACCGAGTATGCGCTGAAGTACCAAAATGTTGCCGCCGTTCATCATAAAGTGCGATGCAAAAGTATGGCGCAATACATGTGAAAGTTGGCCATCTGGCAAATCTAATTCAGATCTTTTTACAGCACTACGAAATGCAGAATAACAAGTATCAAAAAAACGTCCGGCTTTTTTAGGCTTTGGAATACTATCATAAACAGCCTGGCTAATAGGCACCACTCGGTTTCTATTGCCTTTAGTTTTTATAAAACTTACTTTCAAATTTCTAATCTGCTTAGTGGTCAGTGATTCGGCTTCATCCCATCTTGCCCCAGTTACCAGGCATAAATGCGCTACGTAATACACATGCGGATTACGACTTTTAGGCATTCATCCAAAAGTCTCTTGATTTCCTCTGTCTCAAGGTAGGCAAGTTCTGCTTCTTCGGATTTGAAGGGACGCAGGTTTTCTAGGGGATTGTCCTTCTTCCAATGGCCCAGTCGCCTAAGTTCATTAAAGACTGCTCGAAAATAAGCCAGCTCTAAGTTCATGGTCCGCGGAGATACCTTTTGCACTCGGGCAGTTCTGGCTATCTCGCCAGACAATCTTTTTTTCCGATATGCAGAAAACATGGTTGCGCTGAACTCATGAGCAAGCGGATTGCCCATGCTTTTACACGCAAACATCATTGCACTCAGACGCTTCTCGCCATCATCAAGCGTGATTCCGTGTTCATCAAACCATTGTTGAGCGAGCTCGGACAATTTGCGCCGATCCTCTCTTCCATCACGCCAAGGTCTATCAGCGAGTGTTTCCATTACATAGGAATGATATGCAATGGCCTCGCCTTTTGTGGAAAATGTCTTACGGATACGCTTACTGGTTTTTCCTTTCGGTTTACCTTCCGGGTAGAAATCCAGCAGCCATTTACCATCAGTTTGCTTGCGAATAGACATATTTATAAGTTGAGGATTCTTTGTTTCTGTTGCAGGAATTCTTCTTCAGTAAGAATTCCTTTTTCTTTTAAGGATGCTAATCGTTCGAGCTGTGCAACAATATCGTCCTCATTTGAGGATGTGTTTTTTTCGGATGGTGTGTTTAAGTTATTGCGTGTGGAGTTAACTAAATTAGTAAAAGGAATGACGCTTTGTTTAGCAACATCCTTAATAGTGTAATTCTGGCCGCTAGTTGAAATAGTGATTGAACCTAGGATCATTCCAGTTTTACCGCCAACGCTTACAATATCTTTAAGGCTGATATCAACTTGCTTAACGCCAAATAACATACCCTTATCAAGGAATATTACGCGTTGATTAGTCAAAGTGATAAGCCAAGTATTTCCATCCATCATCCCACTGGCGATGGCTAAAGGGTGCTCGTTATCATTCAAAATATTAGGTAGGTGGAAAAATTCTTTTTTAGTTCCAAAAGCTACATTTGAAACGATTTCGGATAGACGCTTGTATTCTTCTTTTAACTGCTGCTGTGTAGCCTTTTTATAATCTAGCATTTTAGTCATCCTGTTTAATTTGTTATTTTTAAAACGATGCGTCCTAGCACTTCTATATCATCTATATTACAGTCAAAAGCCATACCCACGCCGCTGACTCTAACTTTGCGAATTGGAATTCTTACTAAAGTGCGGACGCTAACTTTGCCTTCAATGTTTACAAGCCACTCACCGTCATAAATTTCAGCATATTTACTATCAACGATATATTGAGCGTTTTCATCTAATAAACAAATTGGCTCTACGGGTAGTGGTGTGCCCGCACGGAAAAAAACCTTGTCTAACATGGCATAGCCAGAATCATAAAGCTGGCCATCAACTAACTTTTTTCGAGGTAAGTTCAAAATATCCAATTCATCATTATCGAATTTTTTACCCTTCCCAGTGACTAGCCACTGAAGTTGTACGCCAGTTTCAGCCATGCAGCGCACAACTATGTCGGCAGGAAATCCGCCTCGCTTATAGCGGCCAGATAAAGTGCTGGGTGCCATGCCAAGGTGATCCGCCAGTAGCATTTTTGTACTGAAGCCATATGCCTCGATAACCCTATCAAGAATGGGGGTGCTCTCACCTTCAAAGTCGATATCGAATTTCATAGTTATCCGCGCGTACTTCTCATTTTGAGAAATAATCTTGACGACTCTCAAAAGTGGAAGTGATCTGGCTCCGTTGTTTCTCAAAATGCGAATATAACTGAACTTTGCCGAGTTCAGATGAACTGAGGATTTTGCCTTATGCGTCCTAACATTACAATTACCATCCCTACACCTTATCTGCCGCTTGATGAATATTGCCGCCTTACTGGAACCGCAATGGGTACGGCTCGCGACATGATCCGTGACGGTCGCTTACCTATTCGCGGAAAGGGTGACAAGCCCCGTTCACGTGTTGAAGTAAACATGGCGGCACTGACCGTAGAAGCGTTGAGCGAATGCCGCATTTCGCTTCAGGCGTAATCCAGGCTATCAATTCGTAAGGTGCGAATCATGTACGATTATAAATTTTCAGTACGAAACTATCTCGATGATGCCTGCCGCCAGTTTTCGCTGGCACATAACGTCACAGAACTGGCTAAAAAAGTAGGAATGCAACCGGCCACGCTGCGCAATAAACTGAATCCAGACCAGTCACATCAGCTGACGCTGCCTGAGCTACTGGCCATCATCGACCTTACTGAAGACCCAACTATCTTGGACGGTTTTCTTCGTCAGTTAAATTGCCAGCCATCAGTGCCGGTCAACAATGCCAGACCGGAAAACATGCAATTTTGCGCATTAACCGCGGTTGCCAGTGTTGGGGTTATCGCAGGGGAAGCGGTTTCAACGGAAAAGATGACCGTTGCACGCCGCAATCAAATTCTTGATAAAGCCAGCGATGCGATCCGCAGCCTGTCTTTACTCGTCTATTCCGTTGAAAGTCGTTTTCAAACCATGCCGGTGCTGGCTGCAGCTGTTGACGTAGTCAGCGCGTCTATGCCCGGCATCGTCGCGTGAGGTAAAGCATGTTTGTATTCGTCAACTTCCTTAAGCGCCAGTCACCGGCACCGCAGTTGCCATCATTTGGCCACGGCACACTACAGCTGCCAAACGGCACCCGCTGGAATCCTGCATTGACCCGTAAAAATCAGGAGGCTCATCGTGAATGCAAATGATGAAAAATGGCTGGGCGTTCTTCGTCAGATGGTCTCTGGCCACAGTACGCAGGCTCACAAAACATGGGAAAGACTCAGCGAGCATCAGCGCGGGATCATTCTGCACGCCGCCGGTTTGAAATCGCGGCATTGCCGGTATTCATGGGCCCAGTTTAATGACCGCGAATTGCACCAGATAAAGCGCGGCCTGCAGCGTTTAAAATGCATGGTTGAAATGTTTAAGGGGCTGGGGCCGCTGGCGTTTCAGCAGGAAAGAAAACCATCACCGTCTGCGCTGCACGCAGCGCGCTCAGTTCCAACTGTGCCGGGTACGCCTGCGCATGAATTAATACAGGCGCGACAGCAGCTACGCGAACACATGGCCAATCGTACCTATTGAGGAAAAGCTATGAACATCATCACCGTTGAAAAAAAAGGACTGCTTGCAGATTTTCGCGACTGGGGCGTAAGCCCGGATTACGCGGAATTCTTCATCAGCAAATGCGACGACCTGGGAGCAACTGTTGCGCTGAAACAGTTTGTCTTCAATGACACGGTTCACCTTGACGATAAAATTCAGTGGCTGCTGGCCAGCACTGCGTTCTGGTGCCGCGCTTTCCGCGAAGCGGAATCGAACACGCAGCAAACCGAAGCGATAAGCGCAATTCGTATGCTTTATTTTACCTCGGGCTTTCTGGGTGCATCACCAGTCGTTGCCATGATCCGCGCATGGTGGAGCACCTCTTATGAGCTGCACTCACTGACAGCGCCAAACGAATCTCAAAAGCGGTTCAGGCCTTTCCGCTCCACGCTTCTGAATACCCTGCTGACAAAACACTAATCATCCGACGCACGTTTTTGCGGCCTTCCTCTGGATGGCCGGGGGTTCGTGCGCTCTGAAACGGAGAAAACACCATGAGAATGACCCGACAGGATTTAAAAAAAGAGCCGGTTGCCTAGGCGGGAGACTGGGAGCGAAAAACCGATCAGGTTATTCGGGAAACCTCTATGGCGCGCGAGGTGAAGGCAGACAGTGAAAAGCGTGAGCTGGGCAGCCGCGAAACGACGGTGAAGGCCTCCGATAAAACTACCGTGATCGGCACCGCCACGCTGCTTGCCGGTGCTATTCAGCATGTAACAACAGGAAGTTTCACTTTAGGCATTAAGGGCGATCAGCTGACTACAGTGGGCGGTAACGCTGAATCTGATATCACAGGAAAAGCCGCGTTCAGCGTAGGAAAGGAACTGATTGAGAAGATTGGCCAACTCAGGCAAAGCGTTGCCGGAACGCGTCAGGAGATTATCGCGCCGGTTGTGTGGATTGGTTCAGAACAAATCAACGTGGCGCAGCTGATGCTGGACACCGTTGCACTGGTGCAGCAGCTGGCGACACAACTGGCCAGCCATACGCATCCGTCTACTGGCCAGCCAACCAACAGCGCCGCAATCGAACAAAGTGCCACGCAGGCCACTGCACTGGCCGCGAAATATTCCCCCGTAATCGGTTAATCACCATCACTTTTTAACCCGCTAACTCAGCGGGTTTTTTATGCCTGTCACCAGACCGCATAGAACGCCTTCAGAGCGCCGCAGCCGCGCAACCATTCAACGTATCACCTTTAATTGGATCGCACGTACAGCGTTGCGCTGGCGCAGCCACAGCCCGACAAAATAAACGCCTCACTGACAAAAACGGCGCTACACCGCACCCGCCTGCGAGTTTTGGATCGTAAAAAATTTTCAGTTTTATTTTTCTACAAACCGATACGCCAGAGCGTGCCGCTGCTGGTTTTCTGTTGGAGTTCGCCAACTGAAAACATTGAAAAGAATTTCAGTTTTTTCAAGTTTCAGGATCTCGTTAGGATCGCTGTTTTTTATTTAAGTGCATGATATTTAAGTTGTTTGTTTATATTTTGCTTCTTGGGTTAGCTCGAGTGGCGTGAATTTGCTATACTTTACGCAGTGGATAACTGTTTGATATAAAACTTTTTCCCTCCTCCACGGGGGAAGATGGTGACTGAAATATGTAGAACTCACTTGTGGTTGCAAACATCTATGTGTATAAAGTACGTCCAAGGTTTTGAACCTGTAGATGAGCAAACTGAAGAGGCAAAGCATATGAAAAAAATCTATCGCGAAGAAGACTGGGGTGTTTTCATCTCCAAGTAAGTAGTTACTCATTTATCTAATCGATTCTCAGAGGTGGGCTTAAGCCCGCCTCTTTTGTTTATGGATTAAGCAAGATGAATCATGACATCTACCACAAAATACTAACAATCCTCAAAAATCTCTGGCACACCAATCCCACTTTTTTTAGCACGATCTTTGCTGCGATTATTGCAGCTGCAATTGCGATTATAAGTATAAGAAAACAAAGACAAACATCTAAGGAAAAAAACTCTTTAGATTTTGAGTCATCTTATAAACGTAGCGATAAAGTTGAAGAAGCTTGGCAAGTTTTGTTGAACGTCTTAAAAGTAAGAAAAACAATACCGCTTGAGATGTGGGGCCGTGATGAAGTACGTCAAACTAAAGAAGCGCGTGCTTTAATGACAGTTTTTAATGAGTGGGAACGGTGCGCGAACGCAATAAAAAATGGATTATATGATGAACTTTTTTTATATAAAGTTTTTGGCTCTACTGTAATTTTCTTGGCCAAGGAATTTGAACCTTATCTTACTGCGCGGCGTAGCGTTAATATCAAATTTTATGGCAATTTTTGCTGGTTAGCAGAGAAATGGATGATAAAGCGTTCGTGGGAAAACGCGGATGGTAATCTTGTCTTACCATATAATCTGCCATTTACCCCTAAGCTAGCTATACCGGTAAAGAGTAATAGTAAAACCCATAATGCAAAGGCAGTAACCTTTATTCTAGATACAAAGGCCAAAATAAAATGACATGTTAATAGGTGAGTAAGTCACCTATTAATTTTTTTTTATATATTCAGGACTTCTTTTTTTCTTCCCAAGATTCAAGAATAAACATAACCAGAGTATGAGCGGCATTTATTGCAAGTCTGGCGTGACGAGGTTTGAGATTATAGATTTTTCTTCCGGCACCATGCGCCGAACTAGCATGTGTGCGCAAAGAGCCAATCCCATCTGTTAAAGAATATAATCCACTTAGAATTCTTTTTAAATCTTCATCCTCTACCGATTTTGTATCTAATCCTAATGATTCTCGGACTACTTTCCAAAGGCCTTGAAGATCTTGTTTAGCTGGTACAGGTAATTTTTCATCAGAAATATAAATCTTAAGCGTAGATTCAATAATATTACAGGCGGCTGAAACAGCTTCTCTAGGGTCAGCATATAAATTGGATATTGCTCTGGTGAACTCCATTTCTACAGCAGGGAAGTTTCGCTTATGAATGGCTTCTTTTAATGATATAGAGGAAATTGAAGAACCATCAGAAATATATCCACCATTGATATATTGGAGACCATAACGAGATAACAGCTCATTTGTCTTTGTTTGAAAATCAAACAGCATTCTTTCAACTGGAGTTTCAGGTTTATCGGGGAAAATTGTCTCCATGTAGCCACCAATCAGCCGCCCTAAGATAGCAAGTGGGTCCTCGCACTCTTTGTTGATAGTTCTAAGCCAATGGAGAGTTTTGTTAGGTTTAGAACATACAGGTGGGTCACCGGGAGCGTCAGCATAGGCAAATAAGTTATCGATACCTGCATGTGTTTCAAATGTCGCGATGAAATCAGCAACAACTGAAATCACAGGCAACGGAATCATTCGTTCCATATTGAACTCCATCTCTGAAAGATTCGACAAAAAATCAAATAGTCATGTGAAGATGCATAGCCAAGTCTGCGGTGGAATGCGTCATGCCCCGGAAGAAAAATGTATTGGGGGGACAAAAAGGGGACAATCATAAATCCAAATGGGAATATAAAAACCAAAAGTTTAATATAAGGTTATGATTTACAGGGAGAAATTTGGTGGCCCCTGCTGGGTTTGAACCAGCGACCAAGCGATTATGAGTCGGCTGCTCTAACCACTGAGCTAAGGGGCCAGTAGTGCGGGGATTATAAAGTATCTGGCAAAGGCGATCCAGCGTTCACCGATCGGTTGATGAAAATTAGCACAATGGTGAGTGATTGATATTAAT